AACATATAATTCTGCATCACCTTGAATTGTGACTTGACATTTACCCATAATGTAAACTTTGTCATCACCCATAATAATTTGATAATTATCTTTAGTAACTTTCTCTACCTTATCACCATTTGGAAACCATTCTTGGAAAGAACCATTTCTATGTGCCAAATGGATTCTTTCTGCCTTTGGAGTATCATCAAATTCCAATAGATGACCAGATTCAGTCTCAACAACATTATTATAAGGGTAAACTGTATTATAAACTGTTTCTGGTTCGTCCCAAGTATCATTTACAGTTTCAACTCCAGTTACAAGATTATCTTTTCGTTCTTGTATAAAAGTTTTCGTTATTGATGCGGCATCATTTCTTGCAATACGAGAAGTTGATGGCTCATCTAGAATTTTTGGATACGATTCTGCTTGGTCTCTTTCAACAATTTTTATTCCAGTACCATCAGCAGTGTATGTCTTTTCTTTTGGTGTTTTTGGTGCAGAAGTTAATTCAGTTGCAGTTCTTGGGTCTGCAAATGCTTGTTGTGGATTTGCAGTCTTCAAAGGAATATTAGGTAAAATTCCCATCATCACACGCTCTTGTGCGCTTTCTCCATCAATGAAGAAACCTATAACCATATCACCTTCTTTTGGTGCATAAACTTCTGTTCCATTTACTGGTAACAAAGGTTTGGACCAAGGCAAGTCTTTTGTTGGTAAATGCATTTTATCATCAGCATCCCATCCAACACAACGAACTTGGCATTGACCCAACTTTAATGGGTCATTTCTATTTTCAACGATTCCAGTCCACCAAATGAATCCGTTTTTACCAGCAAAGTCTTTATCTTTTTCCATATCAATACTCTAAAACTTCTTTCACTTGATTTATGCTTGCTTGTGGAATGAAAGGAACAGAACTTGATGTTGTAGCAACTTCAATAATTGTTTCGTGTTTATCATATCCAATCATATGTCTTGTTGCAATAATAAGATACTTACCACTTAAAGATTCATCAATATTGTCATCACCACCACCTTTTTCTTTTTTACCAAAATTAGGTGCTTGAACATTCACATTAAATCCAGATGTTAATTGAAAATTACCAGGCATTGTTAATTTAATTCTTTTAGACATTAATGTTGATAGTATGGATTTTCTTTGTAACAGATATGATTCCGTATTATCTAATTTACTTAATATTGTCGGTGCATTTTGTTTGATATAAGAACTAAATTGTTTTGCTGCACTAAAAAAACTTACTGTTTGTTTAGAGTCAAACATTTCTGTGCTATCTTTACCATCACGGTTTGGTATAGCAGACATATTTGGTGATTCTTCTGCGTGTTTCATTGAAGAAAAAACATCACCAAAATTAATATTTTTCTTAGCTACTGTTCCTGTTGTCGGATCAAAACCAACAAACTTACCGGCATTAACACCAGACCTTGTTTTTTCTATTCCATCTGTTTGACCAATTACTTCAAAAGACCTAGCACTACTAATTTCTGATAATGGATTACTATCTGAAGTATTTTTTGCCGAAAAATTAATATCAAGTATATCAGGTTTTGTTAAGAGATTAGATAAAGAAGCAAAATTATATCCTAACAAATTTTGATAAAACATAAAATTAGGTGCCTGTTTAACATCTACGGCTCGTTTAGCACACCACTCAATTGCATCAAGGGGTCTTAAATTTGGTATAGTTACATTTCTGATACCGAAAGAAACATCAAAAACACCACCAGTATTATTTTTAGATATTTTTAAATAATTCAATAAAATCTTTTGAACGATTTCTGTATAAGTTAAATCATATGATTGATTTATTTTTTGTTGGTCAGAATACATCAATTCATCTGAAACAAAATTCAAAACAAATATTTCACTATTTGGTGAATCATTTACCCTATCGGATTGTTTGTAGATTCTAAATGCCTTTTTAAATGATGCGATATCTGAATCTTTATCTTTTGATATGTGTAACAGTAAAGATTCAGAACCATCAAAAATTAATTTTGAAGATAATCCATTTGCATCTTTAATAAGAATATTTCCTGTCATCACAGGAGTAAGTAGAGAATCAAATATATTAATTTCTTCGTAAATTTTTGTTATATCAATATTCCCACCTTTAGTAACCAATACCAATTCGTGTATATGAAACTGAGTAGATTTTTTAAGAGCAAAAGTCATTATTTAATTACTTTTTTAAATTCTTTTTCAATTTGTGATACAAATTCTGGTTTTAATAAAGTAATGTCTCTTTTTGCTTCATTTTCTTCTTGTTCATATTCATAATAAGTTTTCTTTGATTTTGTAACTGTTTGAGTTATTACATCACCACTTTGTAGTGTAACTGATGATGATGATGTGGCCACATTTACATATGTATTTGCATCAACTTGAATAGTCTCAACAATTGAATCGTTATCAATATTTGTTCTGGTTACAATTTTATAATATGATTGAACATTATTAGTACTCATTGCCCATGCAAGACCACTTTGTACTGTTGTATTTGCGGCACCATTTGCAGTATACTTTGTATCAACAAATTTAATAAAATTTTCATATCTTAAAGGCCAATCAAATTGTGGGTCAATTATATCATTAAACATTAAAACAATCCAATGTCTTTCTGGATTGTCATAATATTTTGCCGCAATAATTTCTGGTGTATCAGAATCTTGTACCGAATATTTGTAAAACGCAGAAGAATTTTCTTTGAGAGTTTTTTCAAACCCAAATCTTGCAATAATATTAGTTACAGTATCTAAACCACTAGTATTTGTATTTGCAGTATAAACTGTTTTGGGAAAGTAATTAAAAAATCTAGCCATGAAATTTGATTGTCCTTATAATAGGGATTGGAATCCATTAACACCATCAGATAATGATTTATGCTCCAACATTAAATGGAGATAATGCTTCATTGGAATTTCCAGATACCGATGCACTCTTTTTAGCAGAAGGTGTTCTTCCTGAATTAAAATCATCTTTTGTAAGGAAAGTTGTTTCTTGGAATTGCAACATTAATTGTATTGCAACCGGCATACCTGTTCTACCTAATGCAGGTTTATTTTCACCTGGTACTTCATATGCAGTAAATCCATTTGGCGTATAATTTACATCAATTTGACTTAATACACAAGTGGCAATTGAAGGTATATTTGGATTCATTGCGCCAGCATAATAAAATTTAATATCAAATTCAGAAGGTGGTATTAAAAATCCTGCGGCACCTTCAACTAATTCTGGTGCTTGATGAAATCTAAATCTTTCAATAATTCTTTGAACTTCAAGAGCTTCACGTTCATCTCTTGGATAAAAAGTAAACTCAAATTGAAAAGGCCTAAAGCCTGGAGATTTATACACCATTTCCAACATCGGATTACTAACTGTACCTGTTGCAGCTGTAAATAATGCGCCTCCAGTTGCTTCGCCTGCTAAACCAGTAATAGCTTTACCAGCTTCAAGACCGAGAGATTTAAAAACAGATCCTCCTGCACCTAATGGGTCACCCTCTTTGAATTTATCAATAACAGATTTACCAGCAGCAAGCACTTTTCCTACCGCCTCTGAGCCTAAACTTGGTGTGTCATAACTTTGTGTATATGAATAATTCAATGTGTCCGGCATATACAATGCAATAGCATCTGTAGTTAATCTAGTAGTTCTCAAAAGACCTAAACTACCACCAGTAATTTTTTTAATTGAAGTGTCTATATGAGCACTAGTTGCTGCTGAATTTCCACCAATTGATATTGAGGCTTGTCCCAATACATTATCAACACTATCTGCAAAACCGTTAGCAGCTTTACCTAACGCACCAGTGAGACCTTTTAATGCACCATTTGTTTGTGCGTTTATTTGACTCAAACCACTATTAATCTTACCTAAAAGTTGTTGCCCTAAAGAAACAGTTCCCATACCAGGCAATCCACTTATTAATTGTTTTGTAACACCGGCTTGTGCATAATCAGCATCCGTAAAATCTTTAGCCGGTGTTCCAACAAATTTTGTATTTCTTTGTTCTCTGATATAAAAAACCATGTAATGTGATTTATCAGCATTACCAATATCAATTGGATATTTTAAAGTATTAGTTTCGTATTGACTTCCGACTAAAGAACCTAGAGGTCCTTTTCTTGAAGTGGTACCTTTATCGAATGTTATATCAGAAAGACCAAAAAGTGCCATGATTGTCCTATAAGAGTTATAGATAGTATTTATGTCATATAAAGGAATGTTTCGTCCTAAAAACCCAAAGAAGTACAACGGCAATGCAGATAAAATTGTATACCGTTCCACATGGGAAATCAGAGTTATGAAGTGGTTAGATGACAACCCAAATGTTATCTGGTGGGCATCGGAAGAGTTGCCGATACCTTATAAGTCTCCTATCGACCAAAGAGTGCATCGTTATTTTCCAGACTTCATCGTTAGGATCAAACGGAAAGATGGTCAGGAGATGACGATGGTGCTGGAAGTAAAGCCAGAGTCACAAACAAAACAACCAGTCCGAAAACGCAAAACGGCACGGTTTATCCAAGAGTCGGCAACATATGCCGTCAACCAAGAAAAGTGGAGAGCTGCCGATTTGTTCTGTAAAGAACATGGATGGCAATTCAAAATATTAACCGAAAAAGACTTAGGTATTTGAGATAAATAGATAATGGCAAAATTAATTGATAAAATCAAAACATCACTTGCAAAAGAAGGTCTAACTCCTAGAACTAATGCTTCTAGGGAATG